TTACCTTTACTGAGCGTGCGGCCTCGTGGCTTGTCTGTGGGTCGGTGGCCCGTGCGTGAGCACCAAATAGGTCTAATTGTTCGCTCATTGTAAAGCCTCTAATACGTCTGCCATTTGTTCGTACGCTAGGTGCCAGCCGTGCTTATCAGGACAGTCGCTTAAATCGGTTGAGCCTCGACTATCGCAAAATTCACATGCGCCAGAATACGCTAGGCCTAAACCTGCGTCTGCCACATGCTCTAATAATGCAGCTGTGTCACGGGCCCTGTGCATGAGCTCGTAAGCCTCGTCTAGTTTGCGGCGTAATTGAATTATCTCGGTTTCAAGCCGGCGTACTTTTGTGGTCAAATAGTCGCTGTGGTCAATAATGCCCTGGTATTGGCTGGGTATGTCGTCTGTGCTCATTTGTGAAGTTCCTTTATTAGTTTTAGTAGTTGGTTTAAATCTTTTTCGTATTGCTCACATGCTGGCGCTGGCCTGCGTTCTGCTATGTCTACGTCTGGTAATCGTGGGCGGCGCTGTTTGGTTATTTGGCGTGCCACGGGCATAGGCATATCGTTATTTTGTGCCGTTTGGGTCGCTTGGCTTATGGCGTGCTCGGCACGTTCAGCCCAGGCGTCTAGTAGGTCGGCGGCGTCTCGAAGTAGATCAGATAGGCCGAGCGCTTTATGTTTGCGCTCGTAGTAGCTGGCGTTCACTCTGAGACGGTCTAGTACTTCTTTCGTATATGCGTCCACGTTAAATATCTTGACTGTGAAACAATAGGTACATGCCCATTAAGACGAGTAATAGCGATATCACGAGACGCCTGCCATTTTGTTTATTTCAGCGATTACGTTTACCAGGTCGGCTGTTTTAAGTTTGGCTAGTTTGGCACCAGGGCCAGCCACAGACTCGATAAGTACCCTCGCCTCGTCTGGCGTGTAGCCAAGCTCACCTATTTTAATTTTTATGGTTTGCCGGTGCTGCTCGTCTAATGCGATACGGTTGGCGGCCGCCTGGGCGGTTTGCATTTCTTCACGGGACGGCCTCAAATTCTTTTTGGAAGCCGTAAAACGATAGTTAGCCAATGCCCTACCGACGGCTGAGGTTTCTGTTACCTCGTAACAGCTGGTGGCGTTAATGCCTCGGTCTGCCCGTAATTCTTCGGCGTACCCTGTTGCCGTAGCGTCGGCGTCGTCACGGTGTCGATATACGAGCGCCTTAAATACGACTCTTTTACCGTCGTCTGCCGTGCACTCGGTAATAATGCGGCCGTCTGGGCATGCTACCCAAAATAGGGCCACACGCTCAGCTACTGATGCGTAATCGTCAAAGTTAAAAGCCATGTCTGCTGCTCTTTTCTGCTACCTATATCCCTAATAGGTGGCTGTGAGAGACTTTACTGATCGGCGGTAAACATGTCAAGCATTACCTATTATGAGCCGTTTTTAATCGTTGTCGTCTTTACTGTTTTTGTCGTCTTTTAATAATGCTGTGACAACGTACAGAACTACCGACGCTACTGATAGGTATATACCTGTGCGCTGGGTATCGCCTGAGAGTGTGATAAGTACTAGACCGAGACCGAGCGCCATAACGGCGGCCTCTGCAAAAGTTTTAAACATGGTTACGCCTCGCTGGTATTAGTCCTGGTAAAACGGTAGCTGCGCCTGCCACTATTGTACGCTTCACAGCCACACTAACGGCGCTACCTAACGGTACGTACGTGTCAAATGTGCCGCTAAATACGTTTATTTCGCTTTCAAATTCTGTTTTAACGTTGTCGGGCGCATTAGTCATAGCCTCACTAATGGCGGCCGCCTGGGCGTCTGTGAGCGTGCCCTCGTTAATAGACGCCACCAGCTCGACTACTTCGGTATCGGTCAAAATTTCTAGAGCTGCTGGGCTGAACGTTTCGGCGATATCAGCCGGCGACAATTCTGAGACGGGCGGTAATGCTTCGGTTTCAGGTTCCGTGGCAGGGGCATTCGTGGTTGGGGCAATAGTAGTAGGCGTCGTCGTTTGGGGTATGGCCGCCGGCGTTGTTGTTGTGCTCGACGTAGTGCTGCTGGTCGTTACTGTTGGTGGTTGGCTCGTGGTGCTGGTTGAGGTACTGGTAGATGGCAATAATGGTTCTGTGCCAGGCGTGGGTAATTGCGTTGTTGTAGGCGTGCTGGTGGGGGTTATCGTCGTAGTGGTTAATTTTGGTGCCTCGGTTGTCGTAGTTGGTGGCTCGGTTGTCGTAGTTGGTGGCTCGGTCGTAGTGGTGGTGCTAGTCGTCGTCGTAGTGCTCGTGGTGGTGCTTGTGGTGGTGGTGGTGGTGCTGGTCGTCGTAGTGGTCGGTACTTCAGTAGCACCAAACCAGCTGGGCGGTACGGGTGCCCAGTCGTACTGGTCTATAGGGCTCTGCCATAAAGCAGCACATGCGCCGCCGCCGTTTTCGTAATACCATAAATCTAGGTCGTATGTACCTGGCTCTACTTGCACATAATCCCATTGGCAGCCTGTGTCGTACCATTGGTCAAGCCAGTAGTAGCCGTTCATTAGAAGCGCTGCGCCGTCGTCATGCTGCACTACCAGCATGGTCATAACGGGCACAGTTAAGGTGCCTCGCCAGTTAACTACTACCTGGTCGTAATCACAGCCGGCGACGATATCGCCTCCCCAGTCGTTGTTAATGTCGTCGGCTGTGTATTCGGCGCATGGGATATTTCCAGGGCCGACTACGGGCCCCAGCTCAGGGTTAAACTTGTAACTGGTGACCTGTAAATAACCTGTGTCGGCGTGTGCTGGCGTCGAGTATGACCAGATAGCCAGCATTAACGGCGCAAACCTGAGCAGGTTACGCATTAGCCAAAAATCGTTTTAAACGCTGCATGTACTAGTTCTGGGTGATCGGCCATTAGCGGCGAAATTTCTAAATGCGCCCATTTGCCGCCCTTAGAGCCTATGGTATTTTTGTCGTACACTTTCCAGCTGTCACGATCACAGCGGTAGCCAGCGCCCCAGCCTTTAGGGTTAGGCATGTACGCTGAGCTGTAGTCGTGTGCTTCTTCTAGCTGTAGGGCGTCTCTGTGGTCATATACGAAACTTAGAAGCGCTTTTAGCTGGTCAGGGGTGCCGCCAAGATCGACAGCACGCCAGGTAGCGTGCACGCTTTTTTTAGGTGGCGTAGTACCTTTCATGTCACGATTAGCAAAAATGCCGAGGTTTTTAACGCCAAATAGGTAGCAACAGTAATCGACAAAAACTTTAGTACCCTCACGCTTGGCGCTATGTACGGCGTCTTTATTACCTGTGTATGGTCGGCTAGTCATTGTCTGGGTCTCCTGGTTCATTGTCTTTTTTACGCATTGCGCCGCCAGCTGCTAAGCCGGCCAAAGTTCCGCCCAAACTTAAAGTTAACGGGCTTAATATTTGAAAAAATTGGTCGTCTACGGGCGACAGCTCGGCTGGCTGGTAAACAAAAATAAGGCTGTAGATAATTGCTAGAACGCTAACAGAAACTACGCCGGCGATAGTGACGATGACGACGGCTCTAATGCGTGCGTCGAGCTCGTCGGACGTGTAGCGGCGTTTACGGCGTGGCGCTGGTCGTGGGCGTGTTGGTTGGTTCATCGGCAGGGTTTCGGTATCGGTCGGTGCAGCCGCACATAAAGCCTGCTGCGAACACGAGACACAGCACGAGTAGGCCGCCTAGTTTTCGTGTTACCTTGTGCGTTTTCTGCTTTTCCATACTCTGTTTAGAGTACCTTATTTAGCACTCAATATATGACCAGGGCCGCTGGCCGTTATTGTTTATACATGCGTCACGGTACAGTACCCAGGCGTACCGTAGGTTGATTTCTGGTATAAATGCGTCGTCTGGCCAGGTGTAGCCGAGTGAGGCCATGCCGGCACGGTGCACCTGGTTAATTTGTGTTAAGCCTGCGTCTCTGCATGGTAGGCCGCTTGTGCTTTTGCTACATGCGTCAGGGGTGCAGCGGCTCTCACGGTACATAATTCGGCTTAGGTCGGGCCAATAGGTCGGTAATTCCCAGCCTGCCGCTAAAGCTGTTTCGTACCATTCACCACAGCGGCCGTATAGGGCCCGTGCCTCGTCTATGTAATCGTTGACATCGGAAACCAGCGGTACTTCAGTCGTAGTGGTGGTGCTGGTGGTAGTGGTGGCCTGAAGCGCAACTGTCGTAGGGATAACGACGACGGGCGTTACCGGCAGCAGCGGTAGCGTCGTCTGTTGCGCTTCAGGTTGACTACATGCTAAAAGAAAAAGCACGCTAATAATGGGTATGGCTCTACGCATAAGGTTTTACCTCGCTCTAATTGGGCCCGTTTTAAGACCTTACCGACTTCGGCCGGCTGTTGGGGTTCAGGCTGGGTCGAGAAGCTCTGCTGGTATTTCGGGTTGAGGCTCAGGGTTTAGCCAAATTGTGATTTCTTCGCCGGTAACTACCCAACCAGACGTATAGCCCTGCTCGATCAGCCATGCGCAAATACGGTCGTTTGCGCTCATGCTGAGACCTCTAAAAGTATCATGGTGCTCATAGACGCCGAAACCTGTACCTGTACTAAAGCTGAGGCAGCGTTATTAGCAAATTGGGTTTTATAGGTAGTCGCTGTAGCTACGGCAGGCGAGTCAAGATATGACGTAGAGCAGCTGCTAGTTAAATCTATCGCTGTACCTGTGTAGCCAATACCTGCGCCAAAAGTAGAAATAACGGTAGCGCCACGTACTAGGCGTAACATGACGCCGTTAAAAGCGTTACCGTTAGACCTAAAAATAGAGCCATGAGAAACTAACACTAGAACCTTGCTAGACGAGCTTTGTGGCGTAATCGTGGCCGTGAGCGTCGTATCTGCGTACGTGGTCGTCGAGTTACTGGCTAGCGTTGTCGTCGTACCCATGACGACCTGCAAGATACGAAAAGCGCCACGTAGGTTATTTAACGTGGCTGCTGGTAGTACGGTAGCGGCCGTAAACGCTGCTGGCAGGTTTGTAGGGGTAGCCATAGTTAATAGCCTATCTCGTCGGTGCCGTCTAGTAGTGAACTATCAAGCACAAACCAGGCGTACTGTTGTCGAGGTGAGCCGCCTATAGTGGCCGTCCACCTGCCAGGCTCGATAATGTGCTGCACGCTGTCCAGCGATAAATTTTGCACGATAGTACTGGTAACGCCTTTAGCGTTTCGGCGTAAAGTAAATTTGAAACCGAGCTCTAAATTTAAAAGTCTCGTAGCGTCCAGGTCGCTCGCTAAATTTATGTTGAATGGTTCAGACCTTAAAACGGGCTCTGAGTATTGGGCGGCTAAACCTTGAGCCATTGCTAGAGCGTCAGCTGTTGACAGCAGGGTATCTATGCTCTGGGTTCTAGGGCCGTACATGGTGACCATAGCGGTATCGGCCGCCGTCTGCGTAACGCCAATACCAGAGTTAATAACGAACGTATTAGCCATTTGGTCGGCGTCAAAATTGAAGCCCATACTTTCATAGTTAATACCTCTATCGTCGCCAAATGTCGCCTGGCTAGTCGTACCCTGGGTTACCTGTGACCAGTAGTAACGATTTCTGAGCGTTAAAGTTCCCGACCTGTCCACAAAAAATAGGCTGCCCTCAGTATCTGCCACTTTTTGTAAGGCGTTTAAAGCGTTTTCGTTATATTCAGACGTCGAGCAATAGCCAGAACCTGTAGCAATACTTTTAGAAGCTGCCGGCCAAATAGCGTTTATCAGTCTCGTAGCCCTAGCTGAAGTGAGCTCGCCAGACGCCAGGCCAGTACCAATACCGTATACGTAGCCGACCTGCGTAGCTGTTAATGCGCTTGTCCATATGCAGAGATCTTGCATATAGCCGTAATACTGTAAATCTGTGACGCCAGGTATAGGTAAAGCCATAGCGAACAAACCGAATAGCTGGCCAGTTTGTGAGCTTGTGGCTGTGGCTACGCTTCGGTCTACGCCGTCCACATAAATTTTATTGCCGCCACCAGAGACGTAACAAATATGGTGCGGCTGGCCGTCGTCTACTCTTACGCTGCTCGTAACAACCGGCGCAATACCAGGTAAATAATCAAATGAGCCGGCGTATACTGTGCCGTCAGCTTGCACGCCTATTTTTGTGGGAATTTGACCAGCTACGCCAGCGTAAAAAAATGGTTGAATGTAAGCGCCTGAGCCTACGCCTGTCGTTTGTATCCACATGGAAATAGTGAAACTCGTGTGGAATGTGTCTATGGCTAAACCTTGTGAGCCGTTGCCATATGCAAAAACTGAGCTGGCGTCGTCTAGGTATTTCGCTAATGGTGGCCCTGTGAATTGGCCCATGACAGCTGGGAAGTCTCGGCCGTTGCCGCTGCTGTCTATATATCGTGGCCTGGTCGTATCTGTGTCTCCTAGTTTCCAGCGAGCAAATAGCGCTGGTAGTTCACCTGCTGATATTCGGGCCGCCATTTCGTCTATCGGCGTTTTCATACCGCCCAAAATGGCTAGGCCGTCCACAGCTGAAATAGTGCTCGTAGCGTCTAAGCCGTACTCTGGGTACTCTTGCGGCCACGTTTGTACATAGCCTCGAAACAGCGGCCAGGTAGTCGTTTGCTCAATAGACGGCGAATTGTTTGCGGTGCTAGACCAAGTAGTAATACCTGAAGTGTTCCCATCGAAATAGTTGCCAAGTGTAGACGCCTGCTCAAAAAGTACGTTATCGACCTGGTGAATGTCGCCTACAGAACCAGAGTTAGTAGACACGATTTGTATAGCAGCTCTTACAGCTGTTGCCGGCGCTGTACCTGTTACAGAAATCCGAGTAGGAGTAATGCATTGGTTAATCCCTACGCTTCCTATAGCACCAATTATAGTGTTAACAGCGTTATACCAGTAGATAATAACGCCATAGGTACGGCTGCCGCTTACTCTTAGAACGTACGCTGACAGCGTGTAAGCCAAACCAGGCGTAACGGCCAAAATACCGAAAGTGTTCATTTGTACGCCGTACTGGCCAGTAATGCTTGCCTGTGCTTGTAATACCCATTGCCCAGAGTCGCCGTTAAGGTTTCCCGATACTCTGCTGGTCGAAGAATTTACGGCAGCCCATAAAGCCAGGTTGGTTTCGACAGACGGGTTATAGCATAAATTAGTCCTGGTCGGCGTCGTATATGTCGCCGTAATTCTGATTTGCCGGCGAGGCTTCACATTTGGGTAGTACGGGCTGGCCGTATTAGATGGGTTAAATCTGCCGTCTCTGTTATCTAGCGTTACCCTGGCTTGCCCGTCGTCAAATGGGTTTAGGTCGGCTTGCCTACCTCGGCTAATTTCTATCGAGCGTACATAGCTCGTAACGTCTACCCAGGTCGGGCTTGCGTTATCCCATGCTGATACGAAAGATATTTCTACTTTAGTTGTGGGTAGTGTTGCCATTATCTGCGCCAGCCGCTGCCGTTTCGGCGTTCAAAGTTTCGTATAGCGTTAATCACGGCCTGTGGGTCGGCTGAGGTGACAGTAATATTTATCGTGTTACCGCCGCCGCCAGTAGTGCCAGTTAACGGTATTACTGAAGCGCCAGTAGGCAGGTTTAAAAGTTCTGGCCCGTTTTCTCCCACTAACGCCATACCGCTACTTGTGACCGTACCGCCGGAAGCCATACCAGGTATTTTGCCTGGTCGAATTGACACGGTGCCGCCGCCTTGTGCCGTTGTTAGCAATGCGTAAATGTTGTCAAATTTGCCCTGGTCGTACAAAATTTTAATTTCGGTTTGTACCTCTTCGGGTAATTCTAATTTTTGTACGATTTTGTCAATTTCTGCCCAGGTTTGAGCTGCTGCTATGTTGAAATCTTTAACGTCTTGCTCTGAGCCACCAAATGCTGCAGCGGCTTTAGCTTCCAAGTTATCGAATGACGTATCTAAAGCGTCCCACATGACACGATCTGACAGTAAACCCTGAAGCGCTAGCCATTGCGCCGAATAGCCAGAGACGGCTAAAGCAGCTTCGTTAATCATGTCTGCGCTTTCTTGAGAAGCAACAGCTACGCCAGCCTGGTCTATAATTGTTTGCTCTAAAATACCGTTTAATGTGGTATGAGTTTCGGCGGTCCAGTTGGCAGCATCTTCGGTTTTTAATAAGGCGGCCGCTGTAGCAGGGCTGGCCTCGGCTAACGCTCTAAACGCTTCGTTTAATACGTTGGTACCCTCGGCTAATTCCCCAGCACCTTTTAATTGTGAAACTCTCATTTGTAACGCAAGAAAACCCCATTCTAACTGTTCGCCTTGCAGGCCTATCGTGCGTTCTAACTCATCGGCGTAGTTTGACTCTAGCCAAGTATTGTCGACCATAGAACCTGATCTATAGGCTTGAAATGCTGCAAACGCCGCCATCAAAGCCAGTAACGGTAACGCTGCCGCTTGGGCCGTACCAGCGGCTACGCCTAAACCTGTTAGAGCTGTAGTTACAGCTTTGACAGCGCCAACCATCATTACAGCATTAACTATAACGGCCTGTTGTTCTGTAGATAAACTACTAAAAGCGTCAAGAATTGGTTTTATGGCGTCTAAAAGACTAGTTAATACGGGTATTAACGCTACGCCTATTTCTTCTTGCATATCTGCAAATGACGCCTGGGCTATCTTGATTTTGCCGGCGGTAGTTTCGGCGGCTGCTTGAGTAGCGCCGCCAAACGTCTTTATTAAATTCTGCTGTATCTGGTCAAATGACAGCGCCTTACCGGCAGCGTCTTTTGTTTGTATACCTAGTTTTTGTAAAGCTGTAGTACTACCGCCGTAAGCCCGACCTAATGCCAAACTGACAGCCTCTAGCGGCTTACCTGTCGCCGTTGAAATATCGAGCGCAATGTTTAGTAGCCGTTGGCTGGCTGTGGCGTCCTGTGTAAACCTGGTGAGAGTGGCAAACGCTGGGCGTAACTGGTCGTCAAGCACGCCGGTAGCGTTCTGCGTCGTTTTAATAAATTCCTCAACCTGAGCTACTTGATCGGCTGAAGCATTAGTCGAGGCTTCTAGCTGGCGCTGTAACTCAACCTGGGCGGCGGCGTCAGCCAGCGAGGCTTTTACAGCCTCTGTACCGAAACGAATTAGAGCAGCGGTACCCATAGCGGCCGCTACGCCTTTAGCCAGGTTTTTCATTTGGTTATCAAATGAGCCGGCGGCGGCTTCGGCGTCTTTTAGACCTGCTTTAAATTTGGCGGCGTCAGCTATGACGTTTACAGATATTGCCGCTGATTTACTTGCCATATGCTTTACTCATTCCTGCCTCGATGATCTTATCCCAGTCCTGCTGTGTACGGCGTGTACCTGTTTTAGCGGCAGCTCGTCTGGCTTTAGGGCTAGTGGCGCTGACTGGTGCACAAAATCCGTTTGTTATTCGTTCTAAGTGTGCCAGGTATGTATCGAGTACTTCGCCGTGCCGGCGATCTATGGCCTGGTATAGGAATGGTTGCGGCGTAATGTTTCTGCGTCCCCAGCCGAAGTGGATAGGGCCAGCGTACGGTACGGCTTTTACGCCTGCTCTGACCTTGCCGCCTGACTGAACCATAGCGGCCCTAATTGAGTCTCTGAGACGGCCTGAGACGACGGGTACGAGGCTTTTAGCCTCATCTGCGACAATGGTAGCGGAAGCGTAGCCGGCGGCTTTAAAATCCTCTGTAGCGTTTGCGCTCAAGGTTTTAAATGCACGACGTAACTGGTTAAGCCCATCTATCGTTACTGTCGTTTGCTGTACGGCCATGCTGTGCCCTTTGTTCGAGTATGTTTACCATTTCCTCAAAGATCAGCATAGGCGTAGCTAGCAACTCATTAGGTGCTATACCTGTGAGTATCGCTACTTGTGCTACAAGTTTGTGGTGCCAGCCTGGGTCGCCTGATCTTTTCCCACAAGGTTTACAGCTTCAATAGTTGGCAGCCATTCGTTAAACGGTTTTACGACGATACCGCTGTTACGGCATGCAGCCCAGCCCATATACGCCAACGGTTTAAACGATGGTTTAGTAGCCCATTCTGTCCACAGTAAATTTGGGTGCTGATCTTCCCAGGCGCACATGACAGCGATAGTGATAGGTACCCTGTGTACGGGCCCGTCAACAGTTACTACTTCAAGCTCATTACCGACCATGCTACGTATCCCTCTTTTTATGTTTAATTATGTTTAATTATTAGGAAGTGGTTTTAACGATGTCGCCGCCAGAGAGCGAAATTTGCGTCATCGGAATTTCGCCTACCTTGCCATTGCCGATAGGCGTATGGCTCTCCACGTACGCATTAGAGTACGTATAGGTAGGGTTTGTGGCGCTGGTAGCAGCTGAAGTCGGTTTAACGATTACGGTCGTCGTGGTACCGACCAATGGGTAGATAGTTGCCTCAGTTTTTGTAGCTGCAAAATCGACATAGAAGTTAATTACCATTGCGTCGGCAGCAAGGCCCGTCGTATAGCGTCGGGAAGTCATGCCCATACTCGTAATTTCAACACGCTCGGCAGCGTGTGTAATTTGCACACTCTCAACCAGGCTCGACAAGTCGACGGCGTTAATAGTGACGCTAGCGTTTTTGATAATTTCTACAGCCATTTTGGTTATTCCTTATCTGTTTTTTTGGTTGGTTCTGCTTTAATGTGGCCGCCGATAATCAGCGCCTCAATGTTAAGACCTGCTAAATCGTCGTCGTTTACCGTAGTACCTTGTGGTGCTACAAAATTGTCGCTCAATACCTTGTATGTAGACATTATCCCACTACCTCTATTTCGTATCTGTAGCAAAGCATCTCTGCGCCGCTGACTGTAATAGTAGTAGGTGAAGCGCTTAATACTCGGCATGTCTGCACGCTGCCGCCTAATGTCGTATCTGCCTCAATAGCGGTTTTAATTGAGCTGCTACCTGAACCGGCTAAATAGCCGTCTAGTTTGTCCTGGGCGGCCCGTTCACTCATACGGCCGACAATAACCATAATCTCAATATCGCCGTGGTCTAGGTGGCGCTGCATGCTCATATCGAAG